AGTTACAGATTTCTTTTACTGAAAACTGGAAGTGCGACTTTCACTATCCTTGCATCAGTAACACAGTTCAAAGCCTAATGAACACCGCCTACGTTTACACGCTGACAGACCCTAGAAATGGGATGCCCTTTTACGTTGGTAAGGGGCATGGTAAGCGCTGTGAGTTTCATTTGGATGAGGCTAAGTATTACACCAAGCGTAAGTCAAAGAAGTTAAATAAGATTCGTAAACTTATGTCACTTGGTATGAAGCCAATCATTACCAAAGTTGAAGAAAATGTTTCTGATGCACAAGCCATCGATTTTGAGTGTTTGTTAATTGCTGAAATGCGTGATATTGGCATACCATTGACTAACATGACAGATGGTGGTGATGGTGCTAAAGGTTACAAGCATACTGAAGAACATAAATCATATATGTCCAGCCTCCAGAAAGGCAGGGCTATTACTGAAGAACATCGTCAAGCAATGTGCAAGCCAAAATCAGAAGAAGGCCGTAAGAACATGGCTTTGGCAAGGAAAACAACTTTGTATAGACCGTCTGAAGAACATAAGCAAAAAATATCTAAAGCACTTAAAGGCAAGCCTAATAACAACAAAGGTTATAAGCAATCTGAAGAATCAAAAGCTAAAATGAGTGCAATGCGCAAGGGTTTACCAAAACCTAAAGTTGATTGTCCTCATTGCCAAAAATCTATCGCTGTCAATGTTGCAAAGCGTTGGCACTTTGATAACTGTAAAGATAAGGAATAACAATGCCGTTACAAGCTACGAGTGGGGCTGCATCCTACGATGGATTCGGAGGAGGGGTTGCTGTTGAGCCTGTATATATAGAACAAATTTTCAGCACATACCTTTACACAGGCAACGGATCTACGCAAACCATCACAAATGGCATTGATTTGTCTGGTAAGGGTGGGTTGGTTTGGATTAAAGACCGCACAAATACCCGAAATAATGCGTTATGGGACACAGCTAGAGGTTTTGGCACTGGTGCAAGTTCTACAACCAATAAAACTTTAATTTCCAATACTACAGATGCTGAAGGATGGGCTTCTACTGCTGATTGGGCTTCTTCTCCATCTGCCACAGGATTTACAGTAAACCAAGGTGGGGTTATTGCGGCAACACGAACTGCAAATGCAAGCGGTGACAACTATGTCTCATGGACATTCCGCAAGCAACCAAAGTTCTTTGATGTTGTGACTTATACGGGGAATGGAACTGTTAAAACAGTAAACCACAATTTAGGGTCTGTACCCGGATGCATGATTGTTAAATGCACAAGTGCTGCTGGAGAAAATTGGGCCGTGTATCACAGGTCTTTAGGCGCAACAAAGTATATTGAATTAAACAACACAAACGCAGCATCAACTAGCGTTGGTTCACGATGGGATGCAGAGCCAACATCCACATCTTTTTCGGTTGGCTATAACGGAAGTGTCAATTCAAACGGAGAAACTTACGTAGCCTACCTATTTGCCCACAACGCAGGAGGCTTTGGTCTGACTGGTACAGACAATGTGATTTCGTGTGGGTCTTATACGGGTAATGGAACTACTACTGGCCCAGATGTCAACTTGGGCTATGAGCCACAGTTCTTGATGGTTAAAAATGCCTCTGCCGTTGGTAGCTGGTTTATGTGGGATTCCATGCGTGGAATTACAGCAGATGGTGCAGTACAGAATTTAACTGCCAATGCTGCAAATGCTGAAACTACAAGCAGTTCAGCAATGTCAATAAACGCGACTGGTTTTAGTGCAAGGTCAGGAGTTTTTAGCGGTTCTGGCTCAACCTACATCTACATAGCCATTCGTAGAGGCCCGATGAAAGTGCCTACGGATGCGACTAAGGTGTTTGCGCCTGTAACTATGACCGGCAACGAGACCGCACGAAACGTGCCTTCAGGTTTTGTCTCTGATCTGTACATGGAAAAGGACAGAACAAACGCATACACAGCGAACGCTCTTGTTGTGTTTGATCGTTTGCGTGGGCCAAACACTTATCTCAAAACTAATAGCACTGTTGCTGAAAACTTTTCGAGTCTTGGTAACGGTTTTGACACAATGAGCGGGGTAAACGTAGGAATCAATGGGTTGAACAATGGAAACGGCGCCACTTACATTAACTATTTCATGCGCCGCGCCCCCAACACATTTGATGAGGTTTGCTATACAGGGACGGGAAGTCCAAGAACTTTGGCGCACAACCTAACAGTTCCGCCAGAGTTGATGATTATTAAACCAAGAAGTGGAACAGGAAGTTGGTTTGTAGGAAACACTTTTACAGACTCTAATTTTCAATACGCATTTTTAGAATCAACTTTATCCAACCAATCACAAATTTATGATTATGGTGGCGCTGGTTATTATTTGTTTTCAAGACCAGACGCTACGGGGCTTTATATAAATGGTTATTCAGCAGTAAACGGGTCTGGAACAACCTATGTCGCCTACCTATTTGCCACTTGTGCAGGTGTAAGTAAGTGCTTCAATTACACAGGAAATGGCTCGTCACAAACAATTAACTGTGGCTTTACTTCTGGGGCGAGGTGGATTCTCATAAAGCGCACCGACTCTACAGGAGATTGGTATGTGTGGGATTCTGCTAGGGGTATTGTGAGTGGTAACGACCCGCACCTTAGCCTTAATACAACAGCCGCTGAAGTAACATCTGATGACACAATTGACACAGACTCAACTGGCTTTGTAGTCAACCAAGTTTCAGCAACTAATGTGAATGTGTCTTCTGCAACCTACATTGGAATCGCCATAGCGTAAGGAAAATAATCATGCAAATTAGAATTCGACAGTCAGGACAAGTCATGTACGAGAGTGAATTTCGTGCACACACAAAAGCCAATGGTGGCCCATCATGGGAAACAACAACAACTGAAGTCTTGGAGGCTTTGGGTGCTGATGTAGTCTTTGAAGGCCCACAAGCTACAGGCGGCACTGTTTACCAATACTCTCAAGCACAAGGTGTTGAGCAGATTGAAGGTAAGTGGTACACAAAGTATGTGTTAGGCCCTACCTTTATCGATACTGTTGAGGATGGTGTAACTACCACAGCAGCAGAACATGAGGCAGCTTACAAGGCTCAGAAGGATGCTGAACAGGCTAAGAATGTTCGTGCAACTCGTGATGCTAAGTTGGCTGAGTGTGATTGGACACAAGTAGCTGACGCACCTGTTGACAAAGCAGTTTGTGCTACATATCGTCAAGCCTTGCGTGATGTAACTGCGCAGACTGGCTTTCCTTGGACTGTTGAATGGCCGACACAACCATGAGCGACGTAAGCCACGAGCAAATCTACAATCGTCTAGTTGCTGTTGAAAGCAAGGTAGATCGTATTGATAACAACACTAAAGGGCTAGTAGAGGCCATTGATGCTGCCCAAGGAGCTATTAAAGTTCTTGGATGGATTGCTTCTATTGCCAAACCTATTTTATGGGTTGGTACGCTTGTGATGGCGGCTGGTGCTATTTGGCAGACGTGGATTAAAAAATGATTGATTGGGCTGAAGCATTTATTGCGGCGGCCTGTCTTACATCATTTGTAATATTCTGTAGCTACATTATTATTATTTGTTGGCCTTAGAGGTAAGCATGATTCCACTCGACCCCATTGCTGCGCTTGATGGCTTACAAAACGCCATTTCAATGGTCAAAAAGGCCAGTAAGGTCGCCAATGATCTTGGTGGTCTTGCTCCTATGCTTGGCAAGATGTTTGACGCTAAGAGTCAAGCAACTAAGGCTATGCTTCAGGCTAAGAGCAAAAAAGGCTCAAACATGGGGACGGCTCTCCAGATTGAGATGGCTCTTGAGCAGGCTCGTGCATTTGAGGAAGAACTCAAGATGCTTTTTATGCAGACAGGAAAGATCGATGTCTGGAATAAGATCAAGGCTCGTCAGGCAGAGATGGACAGAGATGATGCCAAAGAGATGGCTGCTTTAAGGGCTGAGGAGAAGCGTCTCAAAGAGGAGGAGGAAGAGCAAATGACATATCTAATTGCAGGGTTGTCTATTGTTGTTCTGATTTGCTTAATTGCTTTTGGTTTATCTGAGATACAGGATATGTGTGCTCAGACGAAGTGTGGACGATGAATGAGTATCAAAAGCAGTTTGATGTTTGGTTAAAGATATTCGTTCGGTTGTGTGTTGCGTGGTGGGTTCTTGGGTTTTTAAAGTTTCTACCTAACGACTTATCTGACAGAGTTGTAAACAAACTATTGGGGATGGTAGGTTTATGAAAATCACTCCTTATCAAGCCAATGCGTTGGTACTCAAAGAGGAAGCCAAGGTGTTAAACCAACAATATCTGCAAGAAAGAGAACGATTGAACTGCCAAGAAAAAGAGAAGGACAGAGTGCATCGCATTCACACTCAATTTATCAATGCTAGTCATGTGGATGTACTTGTATGAGATACCTGCTCATTTTGTCTGTAATGCTTTTATCTGGTTGCCTAGAAGACAGGTATCGATATTTCTGCCAGTCGCCAGATAACTTTCATGCCGAACAATGTCAAAAGCCTCGATGCCAGTTCACTCAGACTTGTCCTGAGTACTTGGTTGCCCCTATTCTTGAGAAAAAGGTAAACGATGTCCAGCCAGAAAAGACTAACAATTGACGAAGTAGAAGTTCTTGTTTGGGGCTTTGTGGTCATTGCGGTCACATTGATTCTGTGTTTTATTGTTGTTGCCTTGCTGTACTCTGTGACATTTGTGACGCAACCGATCAAGAGCATGGCCCCGATAGATCAGGCCTATACCAAGATGCTGAACGATATTGTTCTGTTAATTGTGGGTGGTATCGGTGGGGTTATGTCTAAAAGGGCTGTAGGAGCCGCTTCTAAGGCTCTAGGAGCGCCTAATCCGCCTCCAATGATGCAACCTATGTGTCAGCCAATGCAAGGCTCATACGGCTCATCTTACGCGCCTCCACAATCTGCCTATGGTTTGCCTAGCCAACCTTTTGGTGCTATGCCTGTTTGGAAGAATCCAGAACTAGATGAATCATGGACTCCTCCCCCTCCTCCGACTACGCCTCCAGAGCATCTTGAGGATGATGGTGAGCGTGAGGAAATTGCACAAGCAAGAAAAGAGGCTGAATGATGTTACCTATCCCACTACCTTGGCTAATTGTTGGTGTTCTCATATCCTTGTTTGGAACTTACAGGGTAGGTCACCACTATGGATGGCTAGAGCGTGATAACGACATGAAGCTAGCCATTGCTAAGAAGAACGAAGAATCTCGTAAAACTGAACAGAAACTTACTGAACAACTGAATGAGAAAGCAACTAAGTTACAGGAGACCACAAATGTCATCAATCAAAAAC